AGCGGTCCAGTCATCAAGCGCACAAGCTCGCGAGCGTTCAAGCGCGAGTCCCGAATCGGTGACCGCGGAACTTTCATAAAGTATCGTGGAACGAGGAGCGGCTTGCTTTACTAAGATAAATGATCTTTTTGGATGAGTGATGTGAAACAGTTTTTGGTGCGGTGACAAATGAACTTTGTTCCCTTTTGCAACTTTCAACTCTATCATAAAAAATCCACAAGAATCGTGGTAGCACAATAGATCTGGAACGCCAAAAGAGACCCAAGATTCGAATCTTGTGAAGTCTATGTCGGGTAAGTTTTTTTTAACTTCTTGCCAAAATTTTGCTTCTGGTTTCAACGTAGCTACACTATGTGTGAAGAGCGTATAACTTTAGACATTTTATGTTTTTGTGGTTCAGTAACTAGAACTAATCTGTGAGTTTCAAATGGACCTATTAACATGTTTTCCATTAATTTTATTTCTGTGATGTCGTGCAAATCTCCGTTTGGCATTTGAACTTGGATGCGTGCATTCTGTGCAACCTCTGACTTTGTCAAAAGTTTATCTAACACACTTGCAAATATTTTCCCGTTTATCATAACCTTTTTAAGTGGGGCCCAGTATCTGAAGGCATAATAAAACATCTTCTCGTAAGCCGACCCCAATTGACCTATACTAAAAGATACGTTATAAGTCAAGTCATGGGTTTACCAAAACAATTAACAGAGAAGCAAATGAAGTTTGCAGAACTTCTGGTTTACAATGAAGGTAGGATGACCGGAACAGAAGCTGCAAGACAAGCTGGCTATGAACCGGATAGAGCAAGAACTACAGCAGCAGAATTACGTAATGCAAATAAGTTTCCACTTGTTGCAAAATATATTGGTGAGTTGCGTGAAGAGATACAAAAGAAATATGAAGTTACATTTGAAAATCATATTACAGAACTTGCAAGATTAAGAGACGAATCTAAAGACAAAGGTGCGTGGAGCGCGGCAATCAATGCTGAAGTTGCTAGAGGTAAAGCTGCAGGTTTATATGTAGATCAAAAAATTATTAAATATGGAACTTTAGATAGTTTAACACCACAAGAATTAGAATTAAAGATGAAGCAAATATTAGAAGATCACAAAGGTTTATTAGTAGAAGCTGATTTTGAAATGGTTAAGGAACCAAACAAAGCAGAACATTTACAAGAAGATAATAATACACAGCCAAAAGAAGTTCTGTAAATACAACTAGAGATACTCGATTTTCTTAATAACTCCGATAGGATAAATGTTTCTGTCGCCATAACTTATAATTTCTCCGTTTTCTATTTCATAAGAAGCAAAGGTAGTAATAGTATTATCATCTTTATGGAATAGATGTCCTTCACTTACACAAGTACTGCATTTCATTTCTTGGAACTCATCTTCATCCGCCCAGCTTGTGTCGCCAAGTATATCAATCCAATGAACTCTAACTCTAGGATATTTACTAATGCTCATTCTACATAAGTAGAGTTTTTACCCCCCTAATGCAAATTAAATTTGAAAAAAGGGGTCGCGTAGCGGAGTACAACCAGCAGCCAATACCAACAGTTCTAGGACACCGTGGCGTTTCGTTGATACAAGCCCCTCCAGAAGTGTTGTGCGCCAACAGTTTTTTTCGGTGGCGGAAGTAAAAATCGTTTACTATTGATACACCTATGCACTTCTAGACGATTTCCGCCACGAGAACCACCCGCCACGACCCACGAAAATATTTTATTTTATTTTCGTACCCCTAAAATCTCCCTTATGCGTGGCGGAGTAATAAAAAAGCTATATAAATCAACGATCCACGTTTCGCGCACCAATTTCTCCTTGTCATGCCATAATGATCTGATATTAGCGAATCGCGGATAGGGGGTAATTGCGCATGGCTAAAAAGAAACTAACAATCGACGATATATTAGAGAACTTAAGAGCTCAAATAGATCTACTAGAAGATAAAATAAACGATATCGAACAGTGTGAATGTAATTCAGACGAGGATATCGATGAGGATGAAGACGAGGACGAAGAAGAATAAGCAATTGGTGTGGGGCCTAAAAACCCCATACTAAAAACCCATATCAGTTATTTCCTTATAAGTTCTTTTCAATAGTTGTGGGTATTCAGGATTAGTAGAATAGTTATATAACATATTAAAATATCGGTTTACGTCATGCACCCGCATTTTAGACTGTAATTCACGTTCATTCCTAAATGATTTGTAGAAATCTTTAGTGTTAAGCAAATTCATATAGTATTCAATAGATTGGCATTTAGATTGAAATTTAGCTACTCTAAACGTTGCGTTTGGGTTACCTGCAGGGGTCATCCCAGTATGTAAATTTTTAAACTGATATATACCCATTAAGTTGTTTCCTTCTTTAGCGTATCTAGACCTACCATAATTAGATTCTAATGCTGCCTGTGTAAGTACTAATTTTCTAGGTATTCTTTCTTCTTTTTTATATTTCTTATCTAAATAGTCAGCGCATTTATTGACGGATTGAATGAATTCTTTGTTATTAGAATAGCCAAAGGCGGGTTCTGAAAATACCACAAAGAGAATGATAACAGCCCAAAGAAGAGCTATTGATCCATACAGTACATAATGTTTTAAATTATTCACGTGTCCTCCTGCGATGTAAGTTAATTTTATAAACTTATCTGTTTTAGATAAGGTGCAGTCCTATAGCTGCTCATTGGTTATATCCTTTCATTGTGTTCATTTTTTAGGTTTTGTCAACCCCAGTTAACTTGTTGATTTTGTTATAGTATTCATCAAGTCTACGTAAAAATCTGTGCTTATAATTTTTTACTTCATGATCTCTAATAACAAACTCTTGATAAAGATTGTTAGGATCACACATCATGATAACACATTTTTTAATTGTAGTTCCATAGACACAGTCATGGGCCATTGCGTAAGCTGCAATCTGTACAAAATAATCCTCGATCCACTCTCGTTTTTTAGGTTTATTGGTTTGTTTAAAGTCAATAATACTGTCGCATCCAACGTGTTGTGCTACTAGATCTGTAGTGCCTGCATATAGGTCTGGATAATATAAGGTAGCTTCTATGCCATAATATTCGGTGATTTTATTAGCTAATCCTTTGTCTATGATAGTTTGTGCCATAGTATGGGCATTGCGTCCTACATCAGTTAGGTCTAAATGGTATTGACCTGTCAAATAACTTTCTATGATTCTGTGCATGGCAGTTCCCATCCACAGAAGATCGTGTTGATTTAGGATAGATAAATTTAGGATTGTGTTTCATATAAATACTCTAACAATGTAAGATAATATAATCATTCCAATAATAAAATTTCTAACTTCCGTCAGCGTAATATATCTTAATGCCCATCGATTTTTGCCTTTTCGATACAGAACGATTAATTGTATCTCCTCGTTTACAATTATAACTTTGGGTCTTACGACGAGATACGGACTTAACATCAAGTAAAGTGGCTTTCCCTTTTTTGTCAACCACGACGATATCAAACGGACATTGTGGATCAATTGATCTAGCAACATGATAACCTCTCCTTAAAAAATCTTTCACAGCAATTAATTCTGAACATACACCTTTTATTGATCTACTTATCATTAATGTAATGTTTTATGATTGTATGGTTCTACATTTTCAGATTGTTTTAAAACTGTTTCTATAACTTCTTTAAACTCACCTGGATATTTAAACACAGTTTTATATAATCTTAAAGATTGAGCCATCATTGTAGAAGCTACCATCTGTGGTTCATTAGTTCTTAAAACTAATTCAACCATTTTATCAAATAGTTCTCCGTAGATTATTTCAAGCTCTAACTCTTTGCTTTTTTTTGTTTTTTTCATTACATTCTTTTTTTAGTCTTTTATTTTCTTTCTTTAAACGATCTATAATTTCGTCCAAATCATTAGGACCACGTTTCATTATTTGTACCATTTAAAAACTTGTATAATTACAACTATGATAATAATTATAAGTATTACTTGTACAATTAGATTCATTTTCTATTCAAGTACATTAAATAAACTATAATGCACATCACAACAATGGCTGTGATTTCTGCATACACTATATTTACAATTGTTTGAGTCATCTTGCTTTCTCATACAAAACTTTAAATATACGTTTCTTTTTGATTGGGCACCAATAACCATAGTAGCCGGATATTTTTCTTTTCATACTGTTAACCCCACATCATCAATGTTCTCCAACATTTCCTCTTCTGTAAATACTATTTCACCTTGTGATTTACAGTTCTTACATTGATATACTTCTCCGTAACAATCTTTACGAAACCCATTACCATGACAATCATGGCAAATAACTTTATGTGTTCTATTTTCCGTGTCCATTTGTTCTTTCTCCTCTGTTTTCTTTATAGAACTTAATTAACTTGTTAATCATTTTAGATCTAGTTCTGCTAGTTTTTTCTGCAATTAGACCAAGTTTTCAACAGCTTTAGCCATTCTAAATAAAGTTGAATCTATTTCTGATAACTCAACCCTTATTTCTTCTACTGTTTGATGCATTGTTTTAGATTCTAATCCACCTTGAAAACAATGTCTTAAATTATCAATTGCTTCTACTAATGGTTCTAAACAATCTATTAGTTCTTCTTGTGTCATTTTCTCTCCTTTTGTTTGTTTTATTATGCTTTCTTGCATATGGATATGGGAAGATATATTATAAAAACAAGTGTTGCAAGATATTTATTTTTAAGGTATTGTGGACATCTCTTCTCACACCTTTTGTTTGCTCGTCCTAGTTTACTAGGGCGGGCATTCATTATCTTCTTCCTTGACCGTTATATTCTTTTCTATCGTTACGTTTATTGTAATCTTTTACTATGAGTCATTGGAATATATTTAATAACTCCATTAACATATTGTTCTATTTCTTCTCCACACATAGAACATCTATAGAAATCTTTATATAAAAACAACAGCGGAGACAATAAATGACAATAAGGACATATACCATGCTCTATTCTTGCATGTAATTTTAAGGATGTTTTAAGTTTTTTTAATTTTTTTAGCATCTATTTGATAGAACATATCATCGGTATCTTCTAACTGCCAACCTTTATTTTCGACATTCCATTCCGTAGTTGTAACCTTATAGTCTGGCCAATGTGTAGAAGTAGTAAAACTACCAATGTTCCACAAAATACGATTATTAGGTTGAGCTGCATAATTACCGTTATCAAGAGCCAAAATATGTGCGCACTTATGTTGATCAGGAATTTCGGAATGTTCAGTATCCAAGATATTAGGTTCTGGATGGGCCCAATCAATTGTAAATAAATATTCACCATGTATAAATTTTTTATCTTTACCTAAATATTTACAACGTTGTCCTATTAAAAAATCAAAAGTAGTAACAGAAGGATAATAACTAAATGAATTCCATAGCTCAAGATCTTCGAGATCTGGAGATTCCATTTTTCCCTGATGCATAGTACCGCTGTTTCTTCCTTGAAGAAAAGCACTGATAGGAAGCCGCCAGTATATTGCACCATTCGTAAGTAAAGCATGAAATAAGATTGCACGCCCTGGAATGCTTGCAATAGCAAAGACCACACAATCTTCAGTTTCGCCATGATGTTTTCGTAAGTCATATAAATATTCTCTCCTTATTTTACAGTATATGGGTGGTATATTAGCATTTAAATAAGACATTGTATTTAATATCACCCCAATTATTTCCTGATTCATAATCTACCTTATTTGGTATTTCTAATTTAACAGCTGATTCCATAATTTCAATTATTTTACTTGCATGTTCTGGCGACTCAACTGATATATCAACTTCATCATGTATTTGTATGTGAGGTACAATACCATTTTCATGTAAATGTATTAAAGACATTTTTGTCATATCTGCTGCTGATCCTTGTATTAATCTATTTAATGCTCTGTAAGTGAAAGCTCTTTTAATACCAAACGTATATTCTTTTTGTGCATCTTCTAATTTTTTAGGCGTGCCTGTATTAAATGTTAAAGGTTCCCACATATCAAAATGACAAATTCTTCCTTTTAAAGTTCTAATTATTCCAGATCGTTCTGCTTTGTTTGTAGTATTTTTCATTAATTGTTTTATGAAAGGTGCTTTAGAATGATACTGCGCAATTAATTTTTCTGCAGATTCTTTCATTAAACCTAATTCAGTCATTAATTTATTTTTACCCATGCCGTACATTAATCCAAGATTAATTGTCTTTGCTTGATTTCTAGATATACCAGCCATCTTTGCGACTGCTGCATGAAAGTCTGCTTCACCACTAATGTAAGCGTTAGCAATCTCATCAATACCATCTAACTTTTGTAGTTTAGCATAATGAACTAATATTCTTGGTTCTTGTTGTGAATAGTCAAACACTCCCCATTTACAATTTTCTTCTGGAATAAATATAGATCTAATTAATGGACCTAACTCTTTGTGTCTTACAGGAATCTGTTGTAAGTTTGGATTAGACATTGAGAATCTTCCAGTCACCGTTCCACCTTGATCAGATCTAATTTGATTTATATCTGCATGTATTCTTCCTTTGTGAGAATGTTTTGTGATTGTATCTATAAAAGTTGTGTGTGCTTTATTTATCTCTCTTGCATTTGCAATTGATTGCGCAAGTTCATGTGGGTGATTTGCTAAAAAGTTTCTTGTAAAACTTGGAGCTCCTGTTTTTTCTGTTTTATCATAAGGAAGTTTAAGTGCATCAAATGCTTTTGCAATAGACGCTGCCGCCCATAACTCTACATCAATATTGGTTAACTCCTTGATTTTAAACAATAATTTCTTTTCTTCTTCTATTAATCTTTGTTTAATTTTCTCTGCTTTTTCTACATCAACTCTTACTCCTTTAAATCTCATATCTACAAGACAAGGAAATAATTTTGTTTCCATATCAAATATATCTACAAGATCTTGTTTATTAATTTCTATTTTCATTTCATGCCAAAGTTTTAAAGTAGACTCTGCATCTCTTTCTGCGTACTGACCAACAAACATAGATGGAAGTTTCCACAAATCTTTTTTAGGATTGATTCCATATTCTTTTGCTGCTGCTTGTAATACTGCTTCATCTTTACCAATGCCTGCATATTCTTTTGCAAGTGTATCAAGACGATAACTTAATCTATTTTCATCAACGAGTGATGCTGCAATCATAGTATCTCTAACATCTTTTGGTAAGATAAGTCCTGTTGATCTTAACCAAGATACGTCATACATCGCGTTATGAAATATAAATGTAGCATCTTGTTTAAATAAATCTTGTAACCAATTTAAAACTAATTTTTTATCCATGTTACCACCACCTTGCTGATCTATTGGATAATATGCTGACCAACCTTCTACTGCCACCGCAACTCCTACAATTTTACCACGACCAACCACGTTCCCCGATCCAAGTTCCGTTAGTTCCGGATCACAGGTCTCTAAATCCACTGCTATTTCTTTATGACCGCGTAGATCTTTTAGTTCTTCTGGAACCACCCATTCT